GACTCAATGATCGTAGACCACGATCCATACTGGCATTGTGTGATAGATGACTTCTTCACCAATCCAGATCAGCTAGCAAAAGAGTTCCCAGATCCAGACGATCCATGCTGGTTTCGGTATGACAATCCACTAGAGGTCAAGCGTACCTGTAACGACTGGCACAAGTTCCCACCAGAGACATACAAGACCTTTGCTTGGCTAACCAGCGACAGGTTCACACAGTCCCTGGAAGCGATGGTAGACGAGGATCTGTTCGCTGACCAAGGACTACACGGTGGTGGCTGGCATCAGCACAGCAGAGGAGGGAAGCTCAATGTTCACCTGGATTACAACATCCATCCAAAGCTACATCTACAACGTAGGCTTAACCTTATTGTTTACCTGTCTCCTGCATGGCAACCGGAATGGGGTGGTGGGTTGGGCCTGTACAAGGACAGCAGAACTCTTGCAAAGGTCATTGAGCCGAAGTTCAACAGGGCAGTGATCTTCGACACCAGAGGCTCATGGCATGGACTGCCTGATCCAATCCAATGTCCAGCAGGTGTAACCAGAAACTCAATCGCTGTATACTATTTGTCTGAACCGGCAGCAACCACAGACAATCGTAAGAGAGCATTGTTTGCACCAACACCGGAGCAGATGGGTGATCCAGAGATCGAAAGGTTGATTAAGGATCGAGTAAAGGTAAAGTAAACCGATGACCCGTTAGGAGTCGGCCAAAGTGGAAATTTTAGAGAAACCAATCAAGAAGCGCGGAGGGCCGAGGGCTGGTGCTGGTAGGCCAAAGGGTGTGCCAAACAAGGTCAGCACTAGCATGAAGCAAGCTATCGCTGATGCGTTTGATCAGTTAGGTGGCACTCATCGAATGGTGCAGTGGGCAATGGAAGATCCAAAGCACCTGACTGAGTTCTACAAACTCGCAGCAAGACTGATCCCTGTAGAGACAAACGTCTCCGGGGCAAACGGTGGGCCAATCCAAACGGTTCTAGAGATCGTCGGTGTCCAGAACCAGAGTTGAGATTCCGCAGAAGCTACTGCCGCTCTTCCAGCCTAAGCGATACAAGATCCTTCACGGTGGCAGGGGTTCAGGCAAGTCCTGGTCGATTGCTCGGGCATTGGTAGCACTCGGAGCATCCAAACCGATCAGGGTTCTCTGTGCTAGGGAGACGCAGAAGTCTATTCAGGAGTCTGTGCATAGACTGCTGAAGGATCAGATCAGTCTGCTCGGGTTAGATAGCTTGTACGAGGTGCAAGAAAACAGGATCATCGGTTCCAACGGGACAGAATTCACTTTTGCAGGTATTCGCCAGCAAGGTGTGGCGAATATGAAGTCTTACGAGGGGACTGATATTTGCTGGGCAGAAGAGGCTCAAGTTGTCACCCGTAAGTCCTGGGATGTACTGATACCTACAATCCGCAAGCCTGGATCAGAGATCTGGATCAGTTTCAATCCAGAACTTGATACGGATGAAACCTTCACCCGGTTTGTAGCGCATCCACCGTCAGATTCATGGGTGTGCGAGGTTAACTGGTCAGACAACCCTTGGTTTCCGGAAGAACTGGACAAGGAGCGCAGAGACTGGCTAGAAAGAGATCCGCAGGGCTATCTCACTGTCTGGGAAGGTCGATGCAGACCTGCTGTAGACGGTGCGATCTACGCCAATGAGATCGAGGCTCTACAGCGAGAAGGCCGGATCAGGGCTGTGCCATACGATGCAACACTGAAAGTCCATACCGTCTGGGATCTGGGATGGAACGACTCCATGTCGATCATCTTTGTCCAGAAGGTTGCGTCAGAAGTCAGGGTCATTGACTTCATCGAGGACAGTCATCGAACCATTGACAGCTATGTCATGGAGATCGAGTCGAGAAAATGGAGATGGGGAACAGACTTCATCCCGCACGACGGTGCGAACAAGAACTTCCAGACTGGTAAATCCACCCAGAACCTCTTAGAAACGCTTGGAAGGAGCGTTACCGTGTTGCCAAGGGGTAACCCAGAGGAAGGCATCAGAATGGCTAGGATGGCCTTTCCACGGGCTTATTTCGATGCTGACAAGACGATGGAGTTAGTCAACCATCTGAAACGGTACAGAAGGGCTATCAATCAGGTCACGCAGGAAGCTGGTGCGCCATTGCATGATGAGCATTCTCACGCTGCTGATGCCTGGCGTTATCTTGCAGAGTCACTGGAAATGATGTCCAATGACGATTGGGGTAAACCGATCAAACATAGTGCAAAATGGGTGGTTTGATGCTAGTTCCGCAGGGAAACATCGTTTTACGTCGAGATTTTGACCAAACCATTCACGAATTGCGTGAGCGTATTCGCCAGTTGGAGCAGGAGATTGCTGCGCTGAAACAGGCAGATCCTCCACCTAAACGGCAATACACTCGCAGGGCAGAGGTGCAAAATGGATGAAGGTAGGCTCAAGGGCATTCTGTCGTCTGAGATCGATGACGCTATCGGCTATCTCGACACAGAGACTTCCGCTGAACGCGCAAAAGCGATGGACTACTACCTCCGCAAGCCTTATGGCAACGAGGTAGAAGGTCGATCACAGATCATCACCGCAGAGGTTGCAGAGGCTGTAGACGGTGCTTTGCCTGATCTGATCCGGGTATTCACTCGCGCTGATGACATCATCCAATATGAGCCTGTTGGCCCAGGTGATGAGGAAGGTGCGAAGCAAGCAACCGATTACGCGAACTGGGTGTTCTACAAGCAAAACCCTGGTTTCACCATTTTGCATCACTGGTTCAAGGATGCGCTGCTCCAGAAGACTGGAACCGTTAAAGCGTACTGGGATGAGAAGCTGGATGTGATCGAGGAGGTTTACAAGAACCTCTCAGATATCGAGCTTGCACTGTTGCTGGCAGACGGAACCAGACAGGTTGTTGCAGAGCAGATCGAGGAAGTCGAGGTTGACGGTCAGGTCATGCAGACGCGCAGCGTTGTCGTCCAGCAGCGCAACAAGATCGGTCGCGTTGTCGTGGAGAACGTACCGCCAGAAGAACTGATCGTCAGCAAGAAGGCCAGAACCGTTCAGGATGCGCCATTCCTTGCTCACCGGACTCTGGTTCCCAGGTCGATCTTGATCCAGATGGGGTTCAATAAAGAGATTGTGGATGCTCTGCCAGCATTCAACAGTCTGGACTTCACCGAGGAGCGTCTTGCTCGATACACACCTGGAGAGGAGCCTTTCGAGGTCACCTCGCTGGATGAGTCGATGCAGGAGGTCGAGGTTTTCGAGTGCTACATCTATGTGGACTATGACGGTGACGGTCTAGCTGAGTTGCGTAAGATTTTTTACAGCAACAGCCAGATTCTGAGCAACGAGAAGACTGATTATGTTCCGTTCCACGTTATTTGCCCGATCCCGATCCCGCACAAGTTCTTTGGTCAGTCGCTAGCAGACAGGACGATTGATCTGCAACTGATCAAGTCCACACTGGTGCGTCAGTCGCTGGATAACCTGTATCTGTCGAACAATGCTCGGATGGGTGTGGTTGAGGGTCAGGTCAACATCGATGACTTGCTCAATGTGACTCCGGGTGGTGTTGTCAGGATGAAGAGTCCTGGTGCGATGACTCCGATCACGGTTCCGTCAATCGGTGATCAAATCTTCCCGATGATGGGCTATTTCGATCAGGTTCAGCAGAAAAGGACTGGTGTCTCGGATGCTCAACAAGGGCTAGATCCAAACATCCTGCAAAACGTCACTGCTGCCGCTGTTGCTGCGGTAACCAACGCTGCTCAAGGCAAGATCGAACTGATCGCCAGGATCTTTGCTGAGACAGGGGTTAAATCGCTGTTCAAGGGCATTCTGCACCTGCTCTGCAAGTATCAGGACAAGCAAGTCCTGATGCGTATGCGCGGCAAGTTTGTGCCGATGGATCCGCGAGAGTGGTCGAATCAGTACGATGTCAGCATCCGTGTCGGTCTTGGGACTGGTACGAAGCAAGAACAGATGGCGATGCTTCAGATGGTGCTTGCAAAGCAGGAGCAGATCCTACAGTTGGCAGGGCCAGCTAATCCGTTGGTCAGTCTCGGGCAGTATCGGGCGACTCTGGGTCGGTTTGTTGAGGCTGCTGGGTTTAAGGATAGTGCTGAGTTCTTCAAGGACATCACTCCAGAGCAGGATCAGCAACTGTCCAATCCTCCTCCGCAGCAACCGCAGCCTAATCCTGCTGTCGATGCCATGATTGCCCAGGCTCAAGCGCAGATTCAGATCGAGCAGCAGAAAGCAATGGCAGCAATTGAAACTCAACGGATGAAGGCTCAAGCCGATATTCAGCTTGCCAGGGAAAAGGCTGCTGCTGAACTCCAGTTGAAGCAACAAGAGTTTGAGGCAGAGGCACAACTGAAAGCTGCCAAGATCGGCGCGGGTATTAGTGCGAACGTGGAAATCCCAGGATGAACCCAGAACGCGCAGCGAATCTGCTCCGGGATGATGAGTTTGTCAGGGAACTGGAAAGCCTGAAACAAGGGTTTGTTGACAGGATTGTTAACTCTAGTGATCACGAGGTTGACGCTAGAGAAAATTCCTATAGAATGATTCGCGCAATAGATTTGATCAAAAGTCATTTCCAAGCGATTGCCGATACGACTGAGATCAGGTCTAAACGATGGAAAATTTTGTGAGGGTCTGAATGGACACTACTCCGCAAGGAAGTGGACAGCTTGATGTAAACAGTGGCGCTGCCGCAATTCTCGGACTGATGGGCGATGCTGAAGGCGAAAAGCCTGACCAGCAGGAACCGCAGGAAGAGGTTGTTGAGCAGGAGCAGGAACAGACTGAGCAGGTTGAGGAAACTCCGCGCTACCGGGTGAAAGCCGCAGGTGAGGAACGCGAAGTAACCTTGGATGAACTGATCAAGTCTTACCAGCTTGGCACGGATTACACTCAGAAAACTCAGTCGCTCGCGGAACAGCGGAAGGCTCTGGAAGCAGAGAAACAGGCTGTTGAGCAAGCGAAATCTCTCCGAGATCAGTATGCAGAGCGTCTGCAAGCTATTCAGCAGGTGCTGGCAGAACAGTCGAAGGGAGAGAACCTTGAGGCACTGAAAGAATCTGATCCAATCGGATATGCAGTCAGAGTCGCAGAGTTGCAGCAACGCCGAGAGCAACTAGCAGCAGTCCAAGCAGAACAGCAACGAATTGCCTACCAGCAACAATCGGAGCATCAGCAGAGACTTGCGAGCATCGTTGCCGAGGAACAGCAGAAGCTGGCTCAAGCGATCCCTGAGTTTG